GTCATTGAAGACCAGTTTACCACCCACACGTATACTTTGAAAAACGGCAGGGTGATTTATTCCAAAGGTAATGACCATATTATCGATGCTATACGGTGTGCCATGCTGGTCAGAGAGAAAAAACAATCTTTAGAAATTATGATGAACCGGGAAGTGTGGGATATCCCCATGCCGGTTGCCACAAATCCAATATTTTAATGAAAGCGAGGGTATATGCCAAAAACTAAACAAAAGCCAACGTCGGCTAAAGAAACCGGCTTATTCGCCACAGCGGAGCAGATTGACAGCAGTGTATTTATCCCAATCAGTCAGGATACCACCGTTCCGGCTTCATGGGAAGAAAAAGCCAAACAGTCCTGGAAGTATTACCTGGAAGAACCATTGGTAAATAATGTGATAAACACCTGGCGAACCTTCGCTATCGGTGATGAGATCAGGGTCAGTGTAGGAGATGAAGATATAAGAGCTGATGCCCAGAAACTGTTTAATGATCTGAAATTGAATGTTTTTGTGAAGGATATGATCCTGCAACTTTTAATCAAGGGGGATGCGGTAGGATTCAAAGAATATTCCAAAGATGGGAAATCTATTGAAAGTGTCACCTGTGTGAATCCGGTGAGTGTGAAAGTAAAGTATGAAGATGGAGAGTTAACAGAAGCAAAACAGGTTACTCAAACATCTGATGGCAGCATTGGAAAGGAAATCAAACTTCCTATAAAGCAGCTTTGCCATTTTAAATGGAACGCTCCTGAGTTTTCTGATCGAGGCAATTCAATGATCATTCCGGCATTTCATGCCATTGGACTTCTGCGGGATTATCGTAAAGCCGAAAGAGCTATTGCCAAGCGATGGACAACTCCCTTAAGGTTTATTCAGGTGGGCGGCAAGTATGGCGATAAGGTGATTATGCCTGATCAGAAAATGCTCAAAGCTATTCGGGATCAGATCAACAAGATGGATTTAAAAAGCGGGCTGGTGGTTCCTTTCTATGTAAAGGCAGAGACCTACGGTAACGAAGGACATGTTTTAGAGACAGAGAAGAAGGTTATGGAGCTTAAAGAAGATATTTTAGTGGCGCTGGGGTTAAACAGAACCCTTGTAACAGGAGACGGTCCCAACTTTGCCACAGCCAATATTGCCATGCGGAAGATGGTGATTATGCTAAAAGAGATCAAACAGGTTGCACGGGATATGCTGGCTTGGATTTTTGATGATTGGAAGGAGATGAATAATGTGGACGAGAGCGTACAGTATTTCTTTTCTGATATGGATTTATCGGATGAAAAGGAAGTTCGCAAAATGCTGATTGAACTTTATGACAGGAATTTGATCAGTAAGAATACCTTGCAGACTAAGATGGATCTAAACCCTCAGATTGAAAAGACAAACCGAAAGCAGGAAAAGAATATTGTGGATATGACCTGGGATGTGAAGGATATCGTCTCCATGGTGCAATTGGGGATCATGTCGGTGGAGACTTCCCAGGAAATATTGGGTTTAGATCCAAAACAAGAAAATAAAAGAAGCAAACAGTCAGCACAGGCTGAAATAGATGATTTATATGTGAACGGAAATGTATTTGAAGTTGAGCAGAATGCGAAATCCCGAACTAGCTTCGGGAAAGAAGAAGTTTGTGGAGACTGTGTTTATTGGGATGGCAGTGAAAATAACTGCACCGTCCACAATATAGAAAAAACGTTTGATGATCGTTTCTGCAGACAGTTCTCACCTGGAGAGATGGATGCCGAATCAAGCGCACCTGCCCGCCCCACTCAGTAGTGAGGGGCAGGCGGGACAGATACTTGCTGAGACTTTAAAATCCTATCAAGCTCGCAATCTATACACCGAGCAGCAGGTGGCACAAATGGTGGAACTTCTTCGCAAAGGAGAACTTTCCATCAAATCCCAATTAGTCAAATATTCTGAAATTTCAAGTTTAACTCCAGGCCAAAAAGTATTTCAGTCCAGACTCAAAGGCTTGCAGAGTGATATAGCTAAAACCATCAAGCAGGTGAGGGAAGAACAAAGACTTCTTCTTACTACTGCAACAAAAAACGGTTTTCAAAGCGGAATCAAAAATGGAATTTCAGAATTTAAAAATGCAAAATTCCCACGATGGGATGTTTTGAATTCTGAAGATCAGGAAAGGTTAGCTCGTCATATTATGAGCCTCATTGACCGCAATGCTCTGGACTTTATGGTGCGATTCAATATTCAACTGGTGGGAAATGTCCATAAAGAACTTCTAAACGGAATCAAGCAGGGGATTACATTAGGGATAATAAAGGGCGATTCCATTTCTGTTATTTCACAAGGTTTGGGAAGTATCATCACAGATCCAGAAACCTTCCGAAGAGTAGGCAAAACGGTATTTAAAACAGCACAGCAACGGTTGGAACTCATTACCCGAACAGAAACGCTTCGTGCTCACAATCAAGGACGTTTAAAATTCTTTGATACAATCAATGTGAAAAGAGTTAAATGGATGGCGGTAGGTGATGAGAGAACCTGTCCTGTTTGTGGCGGGTTGGATGGTAAGGAATATAATATCGATAACGTACCACCCATCCCAGCTCATCCGGCATGTCGTTGTACCACGGTTGCAGCAAGAGCCAGGGTCTGTAAAGAGACTCTAAAAGCCTACAGTGATCTCCACACAGATGACATACTCTCTATTCCCCTGACGGCGGTAGGTGATAAGAATGTGGACTGTATTTTAATCCCTGAGCAGATCGAAGAGCTTGCTAAATCTGCAAGCCAGGAAAAATCCCAGATAAATAAGATTATCCAGGAGGGTAAGTACAGCTTACTTAAAGGAAAGACACTTCAGAAACTGGTACAGCAAAGGGGTATTGCGGTTACCCGAAACAAAAAGGAGATGATAAAACTGCTTACGCCTTTAGAACCCGGTTGGGATCTTGCTTCCTTGAAAACTAAATCATTAAAAGTCTTGATGAAGAAACACCATATCTCGGTACTTCGCAGTAAAGATGATTTAATAAAACTTCTTAAAAAGTGGGACAAAGCACACGAGGTTCAGATCCCCGATTATTCCAATTGGTCGATTGTAAAACTTCGGGAGGAAGCGAAAGCAAATGGAATATCGGTTATGCGTACCAAGGATGATCTGGTGAAAATGTTGGATTCCATTGAACCGGGAGAATCTCACAGTCACCTGAAAGGTGCAGCGTTAAAAGCCAAGCTTAAAGAGTACAACATCGGGAAGGTGAGAACGAAAGAGGAACTCATTGGACTTTTAACCGGCAAGGTGAAACACGTTGGTTCGACAGGCTCACCAGCCAAGTTAGTTAAAAAGCAGATCATCGAACAGATTAAGAAAGCCAAGACAGAACTGGATGAAATTATAGAGAATTTAAAACCGCATGAGCTTATAGCTGATCCCACACAGCTGGATGACTTCATGAAAACCTACATCAAAGGTTACGAGATTTTAGCTAAGAACAATAAAAATCTCCTGCCGGAAGATATGAGTTCTTACATCGCCAAACTGGATTCTGCTTTTAACCACTGGGATGCTCATATCCATTCGCTGAACTCTGCACAGCTTAAGAATATTGTCAAAAAAGCGAAGCTTCCAAAATGGCAGTGGATGAACAAGGATGAGATGGTAACGATACTTACAGCGAAGGATACAGCCAGTAAAGAAATGGCTATGGAAGGTGTCCTTGCCAAGTGGAAGAAATGGAAAGTTAAAACAAAGCTGAAAAGTGGGAAGCTAAAAGCTAAAAAACCAAAACTTGAAATCCCGATGGTAAAACCAACAATTTGGAATAAAGTGGACAGCGATTGGGTAGTTTATGAAAAAACAGATCCGTTCAAGTTTCAGGGTAAGGCTGATATTGACGGTGCTCATACCAAGTATTTTTTCACCGATGATAAAGGTGATAAGTGGCTCTTTAAACCTGCATCTGAAACTTTCCGTGGCCATGGGGATGAGGTGGCTTATCGGATTGGACGGCTTATCGATCCAGATGCGGTGGAAGTTCGATTTGTAAGCTTAAATGTTCCCGGTCGGGGAAAAATGAAAGGCTCTATCCAGAAATGGAAAACAGGATTGAAAAGTGATTTTGACTTCAGGGATGTGCCTGTTACCCGTTTAACTAAAAGTGACCTGGAACAGATTCAAAGGGAGCATGTCATTGACTGGCTGATCTCCAATCACGATTCCCACGGCAAGCAGTTTATCCGTCATAAAAGCGGTCAGGTATATGGGATTGACAAAGGTCAGCTCTACAAGTTTATGGGAAAGGACAGATTGGATATTGACTACTGGCCGAATGAGAACTGGGGAGAGAAAGAACCGATTTACAATACCATATTCAGAGCTTTTCAGGAAAAGCAACTAAATGTGGATTTGAATGCCACACTGAAATATATCAATCAGGTTGAGAAGATCACTGACGATGAATTTATATCTATTTTGAAACCTTATGCAGAAAGGAGATTCGGAAAATCATCAGCACACCTGAAAGCATTTTACCAGCAAGCTTTGCACCGTAAAAATCACATCAGAGAAGATTTTGAAACGTTTTATTCTAAAGTTCTGTCTAAAAGAAATGGTAAAAAAACCGTTTTTCGTTTTGAAGAAATTAAAGAACTAAAGACAACAAAACTCTCAAAAGAAGCTGAGGAGATTGTAACGGATGCTGTAGAAGCCGGCTGGCAGGGGAAAGCTTTACCACTTGATAGTGATGATATTGAGGATTTAAGCGGGCTTGTGTATGTGGAGAAAATCAAAGGTACCGGTAAACGTCAAGTAAACTTGAGAATGAAAGTAAGACCGGAATCTGAGAAGAAACTGTTATCCAGGCTGGATGATACGCCAGCAAAACTTTCTGAGCTCAAAGGACAACCTTTAAAAGAAGATACTTTTTACAGTGATATTTTAGATGGCGTGAAAACCTTGAATCACCATGTGGCTAAGGGGGATTTTGATTATAACGATGATACCATAAAGATCATTCGTCGCTATCAAAGAAACTTAAGAGAATTAAAAAAGTCATCTGACCCTGAAGTATCCCGGATGGCACAGCATTATTTAACTGCTGTAAATAAAATCTTAAAAGGGGTCAAAGAGAACAAAAAGTATGACGGTTATTTCACTCAATATGTCCGCAGGGTGGATAAGAAAGTTCAGAAGAAAAAAGATACACTTTCCTTTAGAAAGCAAAAAGTTTTGTATGAGCATAAACAGAATAAAAAAGGTGATATCATTATCGAAACGACTAAAGACGATGATTTAAAGAAAGTTTTGCGTAAGGATTACGCTAAGGATGGAGTAGAATATCGGATTGATTTCGGTGATGGTGTGGAAGCGGTGTATAAACCGTGGACTGATAAAAACTACTACGCTCATCAGGGTGAACTGGAACTGAAGATTACCGGTAAGGCAGACAGTAAGACCATTGAAAAGCTCATTGATAAATTAAATGATCTGGGACTTGATGGAAGACTGGCAACACAGGAAGATCAGGAACTTGTGTATCTGTACAAGCAGGCGTATCTCATTAAGGAAGATACAAAACCATCGTATAAAAAAGTTCTGCGGAATCTGGATAGTCAGGGTGCAACCAAAGAACAGCGCATTAAAGCCTTAAGACAATACTGGACTGATAAACTGGGTGTAGATGATATTACAGATCTACCGGAGTATCAGCCGTTTGGAAAGTATTCGCTTAGTGGGAATGGAATGCGAAATCGAAGGTTCACCGAGACTGCTGGATATAGAGAGTTCTACCGCTTTGATATTTCCAAAAGTAAGCTTGACAGGGAACTTAAAAGTTTTTCTCTTTATCACAGCCTTACCCATAAAAGGGAGATGAAGA